ACACCGGCCCCCCACCCCCCTCAACATAATATGGTTGTTTATGGTTCGGTACTTGTGCTTGTTTGTGGGTTTTGACCTGGGGTAGGGGGTACCCCTTTTTGGTGTGCGGGATGTTAGCGGTTTTGGTGTGTGTGTGGGTTGTTTGATGCGTTTTGTGTAACTTTTGTGTAACTTTTTTGTGCGTTTTCGGGTCTGTTTCGGGTCTGTTTCGGGATTGTCCCTGGTTGTGGGCTTTTGGGGGTGTGGAACGCAATCTGTTAGTTAGTGTACTAGTTACATACTAGTAAGCGCTTACCGCTTCCAGCGGTAGTAGCGCTTGCTTGTTGCTAGTTAACCAGCAAGATTCACTCTTCCAGAGTGTGAATCTTACAGTGTCTGTAACCTATAAAGCCCTCTTCCCAGTAGGGAGAGGGCTTACTTGTGTAACGGACGGCCGATCCTCCCTCGCTTCGCTCGGGTGTCAGTAAACAATCGCTGCGTGTGGCGGAGCACGCAGCACTAGTAGGGATGTATGACTAGAGAAAGTGAATATAGGACAGCGGCACTCGATGAGGCTGCTGTCACGGGTGGTGTACCGGGAAGGCCGTCTAAGAGGTCTCTGAAGGACGCTCAGCGTACTCTGAATGACAATCAGCTTCGGTTGGCCGTTTGGTTGTCGATGCCGGAGCGCCATAGGCGTCCTGCAACACAGAAAGAGTTTTGTCAGGAAATAGGCATTTCGTTGATGTCTTTCCATCGTTGGCGTAAAGATCCGAACGTAGTGATGGCTACGAGGTGGCTGACGTTGAATGCCGCCGGAGACCCCGGGAGGGTCTCGGCAGTCCTGGACTTTCTGCATGAAACAACCTTGGATGAGACGATTTCAACAAAGATCAGGTTGACTGCTGCACGTGACTGGTTGAAGGCTATTGGCGTGCATGAGGCGTGGTCGTATGACAATAAGTTGTTGAAGATCCAGGATGTGGATGAGATCAACCTGGAAGACCTTTCGGATGAAGAGATTTGGGAACTTTATAACGAGCGGGCCAAGATGGTTGGCCTTGGAGGAGAAGAAAAACTAGATGGCAATTCGGAACGTTCAGGGGCAGGCGACGATGAGGAAAACGTCGAAAGCTGGGAGGTTGAACCCGGAGCTATTGGAACGGGAAATGAAGTGGAGGACGTGGTTTCCGAAGGAGATGACGATCCGCCCGGACGGGATGTCGGAGGCGGAGATAGCTCAGGCAGTTGAGGCTTTCCGTGCGTTTGCTGAAGATGTACTGATTTTGAAGGTTCCGGGTAGGCGTATCCCGTTTAGGCTGCGTGATGCCCAGTTGGAGACGGTTGCGGACATTATCGGGAACCGTAATGTCATCATTTTGAAGGCCCGCCAGATCGGCTTTTCTGCTCTGATTGCCGGTTTGTGTCTATGGTTTGCTATGGGTGGTGCTGATCGGCAGATCTACATGTTGTCGAAGGGGCAGCGGGAGGCCCGTGCCCTTCTTCACAAGTCCCGGTATGCGTACCGTATGTTGCCTTCTTGGGTGCGGGATAAAGGTCCGGCTTTGACTGACCGTACGTTGGAACGGATGTCGTTTGAGAACGAGTCGTTTATCGTTTCGTCTCAGTCGGCTTCTGATCCGATTCGTGGTGAAACGGCCTGGTTGGCGGTGGTTGACGAATGGGCTTCTATCAATGACCAGGAGGGTGCGTGGGCGGCTATTGAGCCGACCGCCGACTTGGGTGGCCGTATTGTCGGTTTGTCTACTGCTAAGGGTGAGGGAGACTTTTTCCATGAACGCTGGGTTGCTGCTACGTCGGGTAATTCGAATTTTCATCCTATTTTCCATTCTTGGCGGGCTGTTCCTGAGCGGAACGAAGCCTGGTATGCGGATAAGGTCGCTAATAACCCGAAGTGGTTTGTGGCGCAGGAATACCCGTCCTCACCCGAAGATGCTTTTATTGGCTCCGGTAATCCCTTCTTCGATTTGGAGCCAGTCAGGTTGTGGGAGCTGCGAGAGCCGACAGGGTTTTTCAACGTAGAGTTTGTTGATAAGGTTGGCAATATCATCGAGTCGCCTCGGGGCGAACTCGCTGTATGGTTGCCGAGGGATCGGGATGGCAACTGGAAGTTCAACCCTAAGTCTTCGTACGTTGTTGGGGCTGACGTAGCTATGGGTTTGGATCGTGGTGACTGGTCTGTGGCCTACGTTTTGGAAGCTGTTTCTGGCGAGATTGTTGGTATGTGGCGGGGTCGTGTGGCACCGGATGTGTTTGGTAACCAGATTTTGCCGGGTATCGGATCGTTTTTCAAAAACGCTTTGGTCAACGTGGAGATCAACAACCACGGTCTGACGACTCTTACGGCCCTCCGGGACTGTGGGTATGAAAACCTGTATCGTCGTCATTCGAAGACGACGAGGCGGGAAACAACGTTGGAAACGTTGGGTTGGCTGACTACTTCAGCAAACAAGCAGCCTATGGCTGATGGCATTGCGGCTTGGATTCGGAACGGTAATCAGGCTTACGACCGAACAACTATCCACGAGATCAAAACCTTCGTGCGAGAACAGCGGGGGGAGCGAATCAAGCTGCACGGTTCTCCGCACGACGACTGTGTGATGGCACTGGGTATCACTATCGAGTGCAGACGGTACGCCCACGAGCACCAGATGATCCTGCCTACGCCTGATAGGCGTGGCACGATTGAATGGCTCGATGAGCAACTGCAAGGCGGGCGTAGTAAGGGCCGCAAAAGCTTGTCACCGGTTTTGTGACCGGTGTGGAACACAATCTGTTTATATAGGAGATGAACGATATGTTGACATGCACAGACTGCGGAAACGAAGCTCCAATTTCAAGGTTTAATGCCGAAAGTTTCAGTCCTACTGTCTGTTTCAAATGTCGTGTCTCCGGAGTCAGTATTGGCTTTGGTGGCTACAAAGAATCCTTCCACGGGGATGGCCTTGTCGGTGGGACTGTAGCTTCTGACAACCGGCATACGGTTGCAGAAGGTCGGGCACAGGGTCATGATCCGGTGCCAATGAAAGCGCCCAATCCTGGCGTTACGCAGAAGACTTTGGATGTCCTGAAAACTAAATCAGGTTATGGTGGCGGGGGCAAAAAGTGAGCAACAGTTATACTACAAGCAATTATGATGCTGCAATGAATCAGGCTGGCTCCACTCCAGGTGGAAGCCAGAAAGATAAAGGTTCCGTTGGCAGCAAGCTTACGTTGATTGAAGCGGCCAAAAAATTTAAGAGTTCTGGCCGGTGGGACGAACGGTTCTCAGAGTTCATTTCTATTTACTCTAACAAGTATCCTTACTCGGAAATCGGGCAGTACGAAGACGTTGTCGTTCCCAACATGGTGTTCTCGACGGTGAACGTTATCGTTCCGTCGATTGCCGTAAACGCCCCAAAGATCAACATTAGTCCGGTACACCCGGACTATATAGAGGCGGCACAAACGGCCGAGGCCCTGGTAAACCACCAGTGGCATACTATCCGTGCCCAGGACGAAGTCCGGGACGCTATTAAAGATTTTGTGATCGTCGGCCACGGTTGGGTCAAAACCACCTGGGATTCCCAGGAAGAGCAAGTCGATTTAACGGCTGAAGAGTTCGAACAGTTGGCTGCCCAGGCGTTGCAAACCAAAATGCAAGCTGAAGCCGCCGGTGTGTCGGGCGAGTTTCCGTCCAACGAGGAACTGTTGAAGGAACTTCCGTCTACAAAGACGGAGTTGACTGTCGATCAGCCGTTGGTGATGCGGGTGTCGCCGTTTGACATGTTTTTTGACCCTGACGCCAAGCGTTTCAATGACTTGCGTTGGCTTGCCCAACGTGTTTTTGTTCCGTTGGAGGTTGCTAAGGCAAACGAACTGTGGTCTACTTCTGCCCGGAACAAGTTGCAAACTATTTCGAAGTCGAATCAGCGCAACGAAGTTCGGGTTGACGAAAACACGTCTCATGCCGAGCCTATCGGTCAAGAGTTTGTTGAAGTCTACGAGTTCTACGATCTGATTACAGGCAAAATGTGTGTGTTTGCCGAAGGTACGGATGCGTGGCTGCTAAAGCCAACGGTGTCTCCGTACCCGAACATTCACCCGTTCACTTACATTCCGAACTATGAAGTACCGGAACGTTTCTTCCCCATCGGGGACGTAGAAACAATTTTCCCTCTCCAGGTGGAGCTGGGCATGGTCCGCACGGCCCAGGTAAACGACCGAAAGCGTGGCAGCCGGGTTACTTTGTACAAGGAATCGGCTCTCGGTTCGCAGGGCGTGTCAGACATGAAGGAAGGGAAGGACAATGCGTTCATTCCCGTTTTGAACAATACGCCTTTCAACGAGGCGTTTGTCCAGATTCAGCCTTTGGGTTTGCCTCCAGAATGGTATCGTTCGGATCAGCAGTCGCTGTCCGATATCAACTTGGTTTCTGGTGTCTCAGAGTACCAGCGTGGCGGTCAGGGCGATATCCGCCGCACCGCCACCGAGGTCGGATTGATGCAGGATGCTTCCAACGCACGTTCGTCCGACAAGCTTGCTAAGGTTGAGCGTGCAATGGCCGAGATCGCTGAGCAGATGATTA